GACCACCATCAACGACGTGTCCCCGACCGCCGTGTTGTAGGGCCCGTAGTTCCCTGGGTTGTTCAAATCCTCAACGAACAACTGATGGTGCTCCTCGCCCGCCGCTCGGTCGATCGCCCGGACCAGGTCGTCATAGAACGCCGTAGTCCCGGGTCGGACGTTCGCGAGGTTCAGCGCCAGCGACTTCTCGACCTGGTCGCGGATCGCCGGGGTGTCGGGATCGAGCACGATGAAGGGGTCGAGGTTTTGCAAGACCGGCGGCTGCACGAAGACGCCCCACAGTCCGGCGGGCTTTTGGGTCTCGAGGAAGTTCTCGACGTCGTTGATCAGGCTCGCCGGCGGGATCGGCGTGTCGCCGGGCACCGTCGGGTCGTACTCCTGCGCCACGATCACCAGGACCGTGCCGATCCCGAAGGCTGACCCGGTCGCGTAGGCCTGCGAGATTCCGGCGATCGACGTCGCCCAGACCTCGTAGTCCTCCTCGCTTCCGCCCCGCCTCGGCGCGCGGATGAACGCTAGGGTTCGAGCCTTGACCGACTTGATCGACTCCGCGTCGAAGCCGTTGACCAGACCGTCCTGGCCAGCGATCCCGAGCACGGTCGCGTCGCTGTCGACGTTGACCGGTGGCGACACGAAGGTCAGCACCTCTCCGGTGAGGGTGTTGCCGTCTGTCCCAGCGACCACCGCCGTCACCGCGGCCTCGAGCTCGCCAGGTACGACCAGCCCGATCGTGCCGGGCCCGTCGACCGTGAACTCGACACCATCGGCCCTGCGGAGGACCTCGCCGCCTGCCAGCGTGGCGCCGTTGACCCCAGTGACGAGGACCGGGCCCTGCGCCGGCGTGGCCGGGTTGGGCACGATCCCGAAGATCGAGGCCCACAGCAGGGCGAAGGCTTCGCTCGCGGTGTCGACGAAGAAGTCGAGCGACAACCGCTGCAACGTGAGCAGGAACCAGTATCCGATCCCCGCGAGTGCCGTCGCCATGGCCTCGCGCAGCCGCGCGCCAAGAGAGCCATTGACCTCGACCTCGACCTCGATGTCTCGCTCAGCCGCGGTCTTGAGGTTGTCGAGTGTGGGGATGTCGAGCACGTCAGCCTCCCTGCGTGAGTACCACGCTCTGTGTGATGACCTGGTTGAGGTCTCGAGTGATGACCCACGAGATCTGCAGAGCGTTGACCCGTACCTGCTGCACCGTGACCTCGACTTGCGTGGCGAAGTCTGGGACGAAGGCCTGGCTCAGCGCGGTCTGGTAGCGCCGCTGTAGGAGCTCGACGGTCTCGGTCGTGATCGGTTCCGCGAACCCGATCCACCCTCGCGAGGTCTTGCCCACCGGGTCGCGCGCCCACCACTGCCAGTGGCGCCGGTTGTCCTCGGGCCTGACCGAAGCGCGTTCGGGCCGGTCGCTGAACAGGACCGCGAGCACCTCCTCGGTGAAGGGGTCATCTTGCTCGCCTGCGAGTTCGTAGACGGGGACGAGGGCCATCAGACCACCAGCGGGTCGAGATAGATCAGGGCCGTCTCGGCAGGGATCTCGTAGTCCACGCCGAGCGTGTTGAGGGCGAACAGGGAATTGACCGCCGCCTGCACCTGGTCAGGCCCGACAAAGTCGGTCGAGTACAGGTCCGGCAAGATGTCGAAGGGATCGGTCCGGCGAGGCGTCGTGAACGTCCGCAGCCTCGGCAAGCTCGCGGCAACCTGGCTCAGGTATTTGAGCGTCGCCGTCCGCAGGACCTGGGCCTGTCCGTAGACGCGGTAGTCGAGGTTCGGCAGCGCGAACAGCCGAGCGAACACAGGCTCGAGCGCGCTGGCGACCCCGATCACGCTGTTGGCCGTGGCAAAGTCTGTAGCGAGGATCGCTAAGCACGTAGCGATCGTGAACGAGCAGAAGGCCAGCGACCGCGCGGCGTTGCCCTCGTCGATCTCGGCCTCATCTTCCTCGCTGGGGATGTCGATGATCTCGCCCTGCGGTGTCGGGACGTCCTGGTCAAAGGTCGCACCGTCGTCCAGGCTCTCGACGTAGATTGTCGCCGCCTTGTCGCTGCTCGGGTCCCGCACCGCCGCCGATCCATCGCGCGGATCTCCCTGCTGCGACAGCGACGGGACCAGGCTGGCTAGCCGCGCGCACGTCGAGGTCACCCGCGACGCGTACCTGTCCGGCACCGTGAGCAGTTGTTCGAGTTGCCCGCGCAGGACCTCGATATCCCCGGCGACGTCGTTGACCGGCTGGAACGCAGCGTTGATCCGCGCCTGCGTGCGGTCGAGCCAGTCGTTCATCGCGTTGAGCACGTCAAGCGCGTTCTGGTCGGGGATACCGACGTCGGGGACGCGACTGGCGAAGTCCAGCGTCGACGCCTCGCTAAGCCCCGAGATCGCGCCCTGGACTCCGGCCGTGAGGTCGGCGCTCAGAATGACGAAGGGCTCGCCCTCGACCAAGGTCAGCGATCCACTTTTGATCCCCAGTTGGGTCTCGTCGAGCCAGTTGATGGTGTAGCCCCCGGGCTCGAGCCACAAACCGGTGATCTCGCCGAACTCGGGCGCTTCGAGCGTGAAGGGCCCACCGTCGAGCAACATCGAGATCAGGTCGAAGCCCGCGGTCTCGACGTCGTCCGTGATCAGATCGCCGTCCTGGATCAGGGTGAACTCGACGCGATACCGCCTCGGGCCCTGGCCCTGGGTCTCGATCGTGGCCCCGTCGACGCCGGGCGCCTCCTTGATGACCGTCCGCTCGTTGCCGGTGAGCTCGAGCAGTTTCAGCCAGACCGGAACCCCGTTGATCGCTCCGCGCAGCATCTACGTTCCCCGTGCCTTCTCCGTCCCGGCCGCGACGGTCAAGCTGTTTCCCGGGATCGCCGGTGGGACCACGGCGGTCCCGTCGATGAAGGCAGCGGCGTTGGTCAGCGCCAACACCCCGCCGTCGTTTGGTGCGAAGTTGCCAGGCAGCGTCCCGTAGCGCAGCGCCGCGGCCAGATGCGAAGTCGAGTTCGGGGCCTCGAGCAACCGCTCCGCGGCCGCCTGACCAATGTCGACGACCTGGCCCGCGTCGACGTTGATCGTGATGCTCGCGTTGGGCCCCGCGTTGATCGTGATCGACCCGGTGGTCGACAGCACGACGCTCGATCCGTCCTTCGCGGTCAGGGTGATCCCGCCCTCGTCGTCCATGACCAGCGAGTGACCGCCCCCGGTCCACATTGCCGTGTCCCCAGCGTCCGTGGCCGGGCGCCCCGACGCCACCGACAGCCCGAGCGCGGCGCGGTTCTCGTCGTCACCGCCCACGGCGAGGGCCAGGGTCTGCGCGTCCCCGGGCGGCGAACTCGCAAACCCGTAGGGCTCGAGCACCGTCAGGTCGTCGCCGTCGGCGGTGGTCGCCCGAGGTGTCGCGCCCGCGCCCGCGCTGACCCCGGTCACCGTCTCCCACTCGATGAGCGAGTTCATGGTCGCGCGGTCCCCGTCGACGACCAGATCAACCACCCTCACGAGCCCTCGTAGTCGTTGTTCAGTCATCGTCATTTGGCGGCCGGAAGATGAGGTCGAGCCCGGCCTCGTCGAAGTCTACATTGTCTGAGGCGTCCGCGATCTTGGTCGTGACGGCGGAGTTCTGTTGAAGCCACTCCTTGTTCGCCCTGTATCCCCGCCTGCTGCCCTTTTTGATCGTCGTGTCGTCGAGGACCGCGTAGGCGTCCGGGGGCAGGAGCTCGAGGGCCGCGCGCGTGCCCTGGGCGTCGAGGGTGAGCGTCGCCGACGTGAGCAGCAGGAGTTCGTCGAGGCCCTCCTCGGTCTCGACGACGCGGTAGAGAGTGTTCGGCCACCACAGCGCCTGGCTGTAGTTTGGTGACCAGCCGTCGATCGTCAGCGTGACGCGCTCGCCCTCGGCCGCCCGCTTGCGCATCTCCCACTCGGCCTGGCGCTGCAGCGCGGCCTCGTCGTTCCCGCCGGTGCTCGTCTGGATGAGGATCGGCGAGTAGCTCAGGCGCTCGTCCACAGCCCTCCCGTCGCGTCCCTCGATCGACCCGTCGTTGGCGCGAACGCCGTTGCCGCGCCGGGTCACGATGTACTCGCTGTGCATCGCGCGGTCGTCGAGCTCCCAGCCGAAGTCCAGGACTCGTGGACCCGGGCTCACGATCGGGATCGGCGACTCGCGTACGGCCGCCCTGGTGATCCGGATTGAGGCCTTCGCCGTCCGCTCGGGCGTGACCGAGGCGGCGCCGCTGACGATGATGCAGCCCTGCCGCTTGGCCACGCGCGACAGAAACGCGAAGGCCTTCTCCCCCTTCTTGAGCTTCACCTTGGAGATCGGCTCCGAGGCCACCTCCCGCGAGGTCTCGCTCACGTCGACCACGATCTCGAAGGGCGACGCCACCGCCTCAACGATCTCGAGCAGCGACAGGTTGCGCAGGACCTTCTCCTGGATGCCGTCGCCGTCGATGACGCTCGACTTGACCATGCGCTGCGCCGACGAAAACGCCGTGAACGAGATCGATCGGTTGTTGGCGCCCTTGTTGAGCTTGGACGTCATGACCTGACCGACCAGCACGATCCGGCCGTCGATAGCCACGCCGACCGGCAACCCCACGCGCAGGTCGGAGAGCCTGACCTTGTCCGCGACTGAGACCTGGATTTGGTCCGCGAGCTCCCGCATCGACGCGCGAAATGAAAAGCTCAGCACGCGTTCGAGGGTGAGGTCGCCGACGCGGACCACGATGTTTGGGACCGTGCTCACCCGTACCCCCCGGAACAACTCACCGCTGGCGCGGTATGCGGTGCATGATCACCGACGTTCATCCAGAGCAGACCATCACCACCGCCGCGACGTTGTTGCATGCCGACATCTGGGGCGCGGGTCTTGTCCTCGGATTCTACCTCGGGCCCGGCGAGATGCTTTCGGGCTGCGCCTCGGCGGACCCCATGGCTACTCTCCGTGAACTGTTCCGGGTCCTGCTCCCACACGGACCCGCCTCGCTTCGCCAACTTCCCAACTCCCGGAACGAACTGACCGTGAAGGTCGCGTGCGCGGATGGTGAGCGCCGACGCGTGGTTGCCGTGGCCTATGAGCCCGACGGCGAGTGGGTCCGGCTGGAGTGAGCGGCTACTCACGAGATCCCCGCCTCCATGCTCGGCCCTGGCGTCGACGGTGAGGTGTTGTTCGCGACCCGCTGGGTCGCCGCGACCAGTTCCTGAAGAGCCGCAAGCGTCCCGCCGAAGCCCTCCTCGGGCCCGGTGAATTGCGCGGCCTCCTGCTGGCTCAAGATCCCGCGTCCGGCCTGTTCCTCGGCGAGGCGAGCAAGGTCGCGCTCCGCCGCCTCGCGCTGGCGCGTGAGTTCGTCCTGCACGCCGGTGGCCTCGTTGAGGATGCCCCCGAGACCACCGAGCGACTTCTGCAGCAGGTTGGCATCGTCCGCGACCCCACCCCCTCGCCCCTCGCGCTCGGCCTGGCGCGCAGCGTTGACAATCTGAATCTGGCGGTTGAGCCGCTCGCGCTCGAGCTGCTCGATGGACTTTTCCTCGCCCTCATCGGTCTGAAACGAGATCTTGCGCTGCTGCTCTTCAACGTCCTTGATCGCCCGCTCAAACTTGTCGAGAGGTTGCGAGGCCTGGTCCAGCACCAAGTTGAAGGCCACGACCGCAGCCGTAGCGCCAGCGGCGATCGTAGGGACCGCACCGAGAGCCGCACTGGCCCCGGACACCGACTTCCCGTAGGCCGTCGACTGCGTCGCAGCTGCGCGCTGCGAGGTACCCAGGGCCGCGGTCCTCGACGCCGAGACCCCGGCCATGGCGTTGTAGATCGACAGCGCCGTCGTGACGCCGCCCATCGCTCGAGTCAGACCGAGCACACCGAGCGCCAGGACGCTCACTGTCTTCGCGGTCCGTGGGTTGTCCTTAATCAGGGTCGTCAGCCAGTCAAGGACCGGTGCGCCTACCTCGACGAGGTCCTCGATCGCTGGGACCAACGCCTCTC